CGCCCATCGGATCAGCCGGCGCGCGCATGGCCAGTTCAACAGCCGAGCGCGAGAACGCCAGGTTGTCGCTGTGGGTGGCAATCATGGTAATGGCCTTCGTCGCAGCCGACATGGCAACCCGCAAGCCCGGTTCCTGCAATGTGATGGTGCCCCCGCCCGACACGTCAGCATCGCCGGAAACCACGACATACTTGTTCGTGTCGCCCGCGAAGGTGATGACATCGCCCGCAAGGATGGTGCCGGTGCCCGCCGATGCCAAGGTGATGACCGTATCGCCCACGGCATAGCCCGCGTTGTCGGTCGTGGCCGACGCAGCCGTGCCTGCGGTATGAGAGCCAAGCTGACCGCTTTCCCGAACCGGCATGCCTGCCAGATCAAGCAAGACGCCTTGGCGCAGGATGCTATCGGTGCCAGCCGAGTTGACCGCCGATTGCTTGCCAAGGAAGTTCGCGCCAGCAGCCGTGTTGATGACAAGCTGATTGTCAAACGCGCCCGCGCCGTTGTCCTTCAGGATCTTCAAGACGTTCGACGCATCGGTGTAGTCGTTGGCAGTGCCGAACGGCGTAGTGGTCGCGGCGCCATAGGCACGGCTTGCGCCAGCCCGTGCAGCGGTCACCAGTGCGGCCTCGATCTTGTTGACATGGGCGCGCATGGCCTGCGCAATCTGGTCGCCGTAGATCGTCTCAAACCCGGAGCCGTTGTTGACGCTGCGCACGTCCTCGCCAGTCCACGGGATTTCAACCGTGTCCATGGTGTTGAGGGTCATGGTTTTGTTGTCAACGGTCTGGTCGGTCCCTTCCGGGATCGCCATCGCAGGGCTGAGGGTCGTCACAGCCACCGAGCGGGTGAAGTGCGAACGCACGGTATCGCCCTTGGCCGCAGCCGCCGCGCCGGTATTCATGGTGGATGCTGGGATCATGCCGGTAAGTTCGCGGCCCACGCGGTCAGCGGCGAGATAGATATCCGCCGCAAGGTTGGTCAAAACGTTTGCCATTTATAGGCTCCTTGATTTGCGGTCAGTCTGTGACTTTGCCGCCTGATTTCGAATGTGCCGCGCGTTCGGAATGGCTCATGGCGTCAAACTGCGCCCGCGTGACGGTTTTCCGTGTCGGCGTCCCGCCGTTCGATCCGGGCTGCTTCCCGCTGCCCCCAGTGCCGCCATCCTTCACAAGATACGGCATTGAACCCGCCAATTCCTTGGCGAGGTCTGCGAGGGTTGCCCCATGATCGGCACCGCTGCCAATCATCGGCTTGCCCTCCGGCGAAAGCACCTTGGGGGTGCCGTCATCGTGAAACTGAATACGCTGCGCTGCGAATGCGGCCAGCATGTCGAGACCCTCAGGCACAACCCCGGCTTTCGCCAGTTCCGCCTTGAGGTCCGACCGTGCCCGATCCGCAAGCAACTTGGAAAATCGGCTGTTGCTCTCGGTCAGCTTGCCTTCATAGTCGGCCTTCATCTGATCGAGTTTGGCTTGCGCTTCCTCGCCACCCTTGCCGCCATTTAATGCCTTGGCCTCGAGGTCTGCCAGCTTTGCCGCGATTTCATCCGGCTTGCCAAGTTTGGCATAGGCCCCGGCGTTATCCCGTTCCTTGACAAGAGCGGTCTTGAGGCCGGTCAAGTCTTCGGCTGGCATCAGCTTGGACAAGTCCAGCTTGAATTTGTCACCAGCCTGCGAGGCCAGCGGCTTGAGTGCATCGGGCAGACCCGACACGTCCGATAGTTCGATTTCCATATTTCAGCTTCCCGCTGTTAAGTGCTGGCATCCCGCCAGCGTTTAAGACCCGCAAATTGCGGTAGTCATCTTGCTAGAGAACGATTGATCCACAGTCAGCGCATCGCAATTGCTTTTTCCCTGCCGTGTATTTCCCGTCCCTGTATGTCCGCCCTAGCCGCACCTCGATTGATGCGCGACTATTGCACTTCGGGCATTCAATCGGATCGCCTGCGCCTTTGCGCTTTGGCTTGTCCGGTTTATCGGTTACGAGCCGAAGCCAGCCATTTGCCATGCTTCACTTTCCCGCGCTTTCAGTTCTTCCAGCGTGTATTCCTGACCTGCCCGATCAATGAACCTGTCAAGCGTCAATCCGCCCGCCCGGAACAGTTGCGCTTTCTTGACCCCGAGAACGTCATTCTGGAATACCGCATCCTGCGTTCTCAGCCAGTCCGAATAGTTCACATCAGCCGGAACGCGGCCCGCCATTCCCGCAGTGGTTTCCCCAATGTCAGAGCCGCGCTTGAGAACCGGCACAGTTGTTGACCGACAGTTGATGTGCGCAGGTGGCCTTGGCCCCTTGTCGATTGCAAACACCTGCCCATCGCGCCCACGACAGACAGCCGTGGTGCGCCCATCCAGCACCGCAACCCACTTGACGCCCTTAATCACCCGCGCGTTGGCCTCGTAGAGATACTGCCGCGCCGTATTGGCCGTGTGGTTGATTGCGGTCCTGACCGTGGCCTCTGCCTGTCTGCGGCTCACCTCAAGGATGCCGTCCTTGTAGCCTTGTGCCCGCGTTCCCCGAAGGTCGGCAATCATCTGGCTTGTCGTCCGTCCCTCCACGATGCCCATTCTGACCGCATCCCGAACGCGCTTGAACGCCACTTCCCCGAGGTCTTTATACCATTCGCGGAGTAGCTTGCCTTGGAATGGGCGGGAATTAACCGCCGCCATAATTTGCGAGGTGGTCGGCCTGACTGTCTCATAGCGGAATGGAATTGCCCTCTCGAACAAGTCTGCATCATAGTCGCGCTCATAGGCAGAGAGCGCCGTTAGATCAACGTGCAACTGGCCCATGGCGTCTGTGTATGCGCTGTCAATGATAGCCCGCAACGCATCCGCCAGGCGCGATTGCCGCGCGACAGACATGCTGGAAATATCCTCTTTCGCAATCCGTTCGATGATCCGCGCATCAACCCGGCGCAACATGGCCAAGACCTTGCGAACCTGCCCGTTAGAAAGCCGCTGCAATCCGATCTGGTGCCGGATTAGCTGATCCGCGATCCGCTCAGAAGCCTCCATTCACCGGGTCCGCCATATTGCTGCCCTCTGTGTCGATCCGCTCTGCCTCATCCGCAGGGTCAATCTCAGCGATAAACCCGCGCCGCACCATTTCACGCAGGAATGTTTCGCGGCTCATGTTTCCAGTGTTGACCGCTTGCAGCATGACCTGCAACTCCTGCGAGGTCAGCCCGCTAATGCCGAAGTCCTTGTTGACGTGGACATCAGCCCCGGCCTCGCCCGCATACATGCCCATGTAGATCATAGCCTGCTCAAGAGCGTCTTGTAGCGCGTCTGCGGTCATGGATAGCGTTGATGTTTCCTTCTTGGCGTCCAGCGCCTCGCCCGTTGCCGATTGGTTGCCCTTGGCCGCAAGCAATTGCAGCCCGTAAGCCTCCATCTGAAACTCAAGGTCTTTCAGGTCTTGCCGACCGGCCCCGATAGCCTGCCCCGAATGCTCAACCCATTTCAGATCAGCCTGCGGATCGCTTACCAGCGTCGCCGTGCTTGTGCTGACCGTGATGGTTTTATCATCCGGGATGCCCTTGCCGAACAGGATCGGCACCCGCGCGACGTGCAGGATGTTGCGTTGGTCGCTCTGGCTTTGCCAATGGGCGATGTTCACATCTGCCAAGTCGTCCAGCATCGGTTCTCCGGTGAAGAACCCGGTCCGGTTGGCATAGAACGGCACAACCGTTATCTCTGACAGCCCGGTATTTCCGCCATCTTCATACAGCGCCCATTCATCGCGGCCATTCCCGGCGCGTTGCTTGCGATATATGCGGATTTGCACGTTGCTTTCCGTGCGATCCAAGACGCGGATTTGGTCGACCTTGACCTCTGCGAATTCGTCCTTCGGGTCGCTTTCCGTCACGCTTTCCATGATGCGGATTTGCGACAGGACGGTCACGTTATCAATCGTCTCCGTTTTCCATCCAAGGATATCCTCAGCCCGAAGATGCACGAGGAATGGACGAAGGTTTTGCGCGCGGGCTTGAGCCTGCGTAACCGTTCCACCACGGGCAGGCGCGTCCACCATGATATAGGAAATCCCCGGCCCGGACATGCCATCATCGAACACGCGGCGCGCGAACGTGGACAGGTCATTACCTGCCAGGTCGATGTTGCTTTCCCATTCCTTCAATCGTTGAGGTGCTGCATCATCCAGCGCAACCGGCTTGTCGAAGACGCGGCCCGTCATATCGCGCACGGTCTTGCGGTATCCATTGAACAGCCAAGACAAGCCGAGCCGCTCAGAATACGACGCCTCCGATTCCGCCGTGAATTTCGGCAGGTAGGTCTGCCCAGCGGCGCGCATGGCAGTTGATCCGCCCATCAGCGCGCGGCCCTTTGCCGACAATGCCACCATGGCGTCGCTGTCCGCTGATCTGATGGCAACGCTATTGGTCAAATTCTCAACTCCGTAATGCGGGCCGCTGGCTTAACAACTGGCATTTCATAGGCAATCGGATAGCCGAATGCGTCGTTCTGGTGGTCAAGCCCGGATGACTTGTCCGGTTCGCCGTTCTTGTCGTATGCCTGCTGTTCAAGGCATCGGGCTGTCTCCGGGCACTTGTCAGGGTTCACCCACACGCGCCCCGCCTCTAGTCCTTTGTTCACAGCAAGGACGCGATCCTTCACGCGCGGGTTGCTGTCCTTTGCGCGGATCACAAAACCCGCCTGCCTCAGAAGCCCGATATCAGAAAGGCTGGCCCCCTTGCTGCTGGCATTCCTACCGCTTGCGTCCGGGTAAACCGTGATATGGTGGCCCTCGTATCTGGCCTTCATGGTTTCGATCATGGACGGCGTATCAATGCCGCCTTTCAGTTCATCCACGCAATGCCAATCGTTTTCCCGCAGAACGAAGGCACAAGCCGCCATGTTCCCGACGTTGAAGTCCATGCCGATCCGCAATGGCTCACTGGTCTGGATGGTTTCCCCGCTGCGGTTCCGTTCCCGGTCATAGCTTCGGTAGACCGATCCGCTTGTGAGGTTAACAAACCGGCCCTCAATGTATGCGTCGATCAGTTCCGCCGGGTAGCTGTTCCGCAGGTTCTGCACATAGTCGGCAGGCAGGAATGGGTTGCTGTAGGTCGGCGCCTGAAAATACTCGTAGCCTTCGGTTGGCTCTTTCGCCCACCGATCATAGACAAACCGAAAGCCCTCTGGCGTGGTATAGGCTGAAACCCGGTTGAACGGGGCCTTTATGCCATCCGGCCTTTGCCGGTTCCGCGCGATGATCTGGTTCCATGCCCGCCGCGCCTGTTCCGGCTTTAGCGTGTCGAGTTCGTCAACGTGGGCGCGGTATGTCTCATAGCCGACGATCCGCTCCGGGTTATCCATCGTCCGCAGCACAAAGTCGCCAAACCGTGGATAGCTGCAATAGATGATGTTCTCTTGCTTGTTCCACTTATGGGGGACGCCGAATTCATCCAGCTTGGCACACATACGCGGCGCTGTGATAAGGCGCACAAGATCGTAGGTCGGAGCGTAAAGACCGATCAGCGCATCCGATGAATGGGCCGCATCGCCCATTGCCGAATAAGCCATGATTTCCGACTTGCCAGCCCCGAAGCCCGCGACGAATGCCGGATGCTTGGCCGTGCTGCACAGAAACCGCTCTTGCGGTTCAGTCAGCGTCAGCCGGATCGGATTTTGCACGGTCAATCATGAACCCCGTAAACGGGATTTTCTCCCCGTCCTTTCCAGCATGTTCGACAGCCTGGATAGGCTTTCCGTATCCGCGATCAAGGATGCTATTCGCAGCCGCCACTCGTGCGCTGTCTCCGCTTTTCGGCGAATTCATCACGCTAACAAGCGCGGCAAGTGCATCCTCAGTGTGTTTCCGCGCCAACTCTGACAGTGTGGCCTTCTGTGCAGCCGTGGATTTGTCCTTGCTGCCTTTTGGCCTGCCAGAGTTCGGCCTAGCGCCGCCGCGTGGCATTGCAATTCTCGTTTGCTTGTTTCATCGCAAGACTTCCCGTCTCTGATGGTGGTTGGCATCCCGCCAAATGAAAACACCCTCCGGTTTCCCGAGGGGCGTTTTGGACATTATTTGTCGCCATCACTATGGCATATCAATTTTTATCCTGCAAGCCCCAATAGACCGCGCATAGATCAAGCCCGGATCGAAGGCTTGGCAGGTGCTTTGTGGGCTGATGTTCAAAGCATACGCGGCGTAATTCCGCCCATACCAACGGCCCATCGCATTTGGCGAATAGCTTGGCCCGGTCTTGGCTATCCCTCAATTCGGCGTGTGAAGGCTCATTGTCGCCATCGTGTCCGACAGGTGAGAAGTCCAGACATGACCGCCCCGGCGAAACCATGCGGGTCCGATACATCATGGCTGCGAAATCGTGCCCTGCTTGGCATTGGATATCTGTAATCACGCCAGCGATGCGCAGAACGTCCAGCGGCGTTGATGCTTCGTCCACGGCAACTGTTACGCCAGCGTCATCTGCATCACGAAGCGAGAACTTGCCCTTCGCAATGCGCTCTGGCGTTGGCCTCGCCTTGCCTTCGCGGTCGGCCCATATCTCGGCGGATACTGCGGCTGAGCTTGGCTGTTTTTGCTTTTGCTTATTTTTCATGTTCCGCCTTTAATTTCTCCACCGTGTCACCTTTTATGCGTCAACGCAGATCGGCGATAATCATGATGGCGGCGATCATGACTGTAATGCGGTATGCGACCTTTAGTGCCGATCCAATGCCTTCGCCAATTGCTCTTGCGCTGGCAATTCTTCCCGACCTATCGCCGCAGTGCGGACATTGCCGAACGTCACCGTCAATAGTGGGCTTCATTGTTTGATCTTTCGTCTTTCATGAGATTACTGACGGCATCTTCTGGTGATGATCCGCTTGCAACATAGCATCGCCGCAAAATCTCTTTGCTCGCGTCGTGTGCGTCTCCTGCCGATGTAACATCATCAATCAATACCTCGATATACGGATCACACCATTTGATGTCATTTCTTTCAACACATGCGGCCCAAGGTCCGGCGCACGGCCATCCAGAATATCTCACTTGGAAAACAAAGATCATATCGCCGCCTATCATACAAAATCGCCCCCGGCCATGACAGCCGAGAGCGCTGTTCCGGTTGATCAGTTTGACCAATAATCCTCGTCTTCGGCGCGGGTCAGGTTGCCGACGCGAACAATCCCGGCGCAGTTCTGGTCCGGGACATTCCAGTAAAGGATCGTCTGCCCGTCTTGCGACATGACCGGCGCAAAGCATTCGTCTGGAATGTCACGGTCGGCAAGTGCGGCGGTTGCGGTGAATGCCAAGGCGGCGATGGTGATAATGGTTTTCATAGTAGTTTCCCTTGATTGTTGTTGGTGTGTTATTTATGCGCGCCACTTCGTTGCGTGTCAAGCATTCAGTGTGGGTGCCGAGCCTCGGGCGGGAAAGTTGACGCCTCTGCTCGGCTTGCGGGGTTTTGGGTGACTAGCCCGGTACTCGCCGCATAATCCGCCAGCCTTTACCCGCTGGTCAGGGTGTTCAGTTGCTTCATCAGGTCGTCAAGATGTTCGCTGATCCTGAGTTCCTCGGCCATTGCCCACAGGCCGCGCATGGATTTTGCCCATTCCGGCTTTTCTGCTTCGTGTGGGGCGTGAAGCGATACCGTGATATAGGCGTCCAGTTTGTCCGCGAACGTGAGCCAGCGCAAGCTGTCAGGCGCTAGGTGCGCGCGTGTATCGCTGCCCCATAGACGCGCGATTTCGCGTCCCTCGATCCGGCCCAGAAGCGCGGCAAGATCCTGGTTGTCTCGCTTTGCCGGGTATGGCACATCGCCTGTCAGGCTTTCGCCGTCATCATGGGTTAGCGCCGCAACAATCAAGGCCATGCTTGGCGCTGGATGGAACCGCAGGATGATTTTCGCCACCCGCGACGAATGGGCTGCGACGGTATCATGCACGTGGGCCATTGCTGGGTTTGCGTGCCAGCGCCGCACCTCGCCGGATTGGTATATTTCGAGGATGCTGGTCATGCGAACAAATCTCCATTGATCCTTTCGGCTTCAGCGAGATTTGCGCCAGCTTGCGCGGCGTATTCTGGCTTGAGTTCAAATCCGATGTAGCGCCGCGTCATTTTGACGGCCTCATATCCCGTCGATCCGATGCCGTTGAATGGGTCCATGACCACATCGCCAGGCCGCGTGTAGAGCCGAAGGCACCGCGCGATTGTGTCAAGCTGCAACGGGCATACGTGCTTTTCGTCATTCACGGCTTTGACACGGCGCAGCACGTTGCCTTGGTTAATATCCATCCAGACCGGGCTTGCCTGTTGCTGCCATTCCATCACGTCAAATTCAGCATCTTGCATCAGCACGGCAAGCGCGTTGTCGTCTGGCACGTTTACACAAAGACCATTGCGCCGCAGGTCTGTTAGCCATTCGCGCGCAATTTTCAGTGCTGTATTTTTGTCGGTCGGTGCCGCATGTTCGATTGGTCTGTCGTTTGGTGCGTCCTTGCGAAAGAACAGCATATAGTCAGGCATTCCGACGCGGTTCATTGCGCTATCCTTGCGGATGGTCTTGTAGAGCAGGCCGAGAGCCTTTGTCCGCTGCATTTCCACAACAGGATCTTTCCAGATCGTCGCGCGGCCATGATAGATCAATCCGGCATCCGTATGCGCGCGGATCAAGTCGCCTGAGAAGTCTTTAAGGCCGATTGCGCCGTCCTTGCCCTTGCGCATGGGCAGGTCTGTGCAGTGAACGCAAGCGATCCGACCCGGCCTGAGAACGCGGGTTAGAGCCTCTGCAAAGAACGAATACTGGTTGATGAATTCGTCGCCTGTTCCCGCGTTGCCAAGGTCGCGCTCGCTGTTGCTGTAAACGAACAAATCCCCGAATGGCGGCGAGAAGATTGCGCAATCGACGCTGTTTTCCGGCATCGCCCACATGCCCTCGATGCAGTCGCTATTGTGGACCGCCCATCCGGCCCCGCTGTATTCTGGTTGTTTCATTTTGTTATTTCCATTGCGATCTCATTTGCGTTTTGGATTAGGCAATCGTGGCAAATGAGTATAGGCCAATCTCCAACATCAAACTCGGCTGCGGCGTCCACCATAAGGCCGCACACGTCACATTTAATATCTGTCCAACATGATTGACCCATAATGTGAGTGATAGCCTCTGGCGTAGGTGGGCTTAACGCCTTTACCTTGGAGTGCTTCACTTCCCATTCTCTTTGCGTCATTCTCGGTATCCTGTTTTCAGGATACGTCATATATTGATAATATATGCGCTGAGCGGCAGATTCTGATCTTTCTTTGATCGTAACTATTTTCATTTTGTTTCCCCCTTAATCCATTCTGGAAACGCCAGATCGAGCGGTCGATCATATTTGACGCGCGTTTCCGCTGTTGATTGTGCCTGCCGCATCGCGTCTGCCATGCGGCGTTTCATTTCATCGTGCTTTTTGCTTTTGACGTTGATGATCTGCCAGATGCTGTCCTCTGTGTCGCTGATAACGATGTCGTTCCTGACGGTTTGCGATTGCCCGAACCGATGCGAACGCCTGACCGCTTGATAGTGTTGCTCATAACTGAAAGAGATAGACGCGAATACGGCGTGGGCGCAGTGTTGCCAGTTGACGCCGAACCCTGCGAGCTTTGGCTTTGTCACGATGGCACGATATTTGCCATCTGAGAAGCCCAAAATGCGGCTTTCTTTTTCTTCTGGCGACATTGATCCGTGGATTTCAACAGCACCGTCAATCATCCTGGCAAGCATGGCGCTTTCGTCGTTTGTTTCGCACCAGATCGTGACAGGCTTGTCGTGGGTTGCCAGTTCAGCCGCCTTTTCGCAGCGATGCTTGAGAGTGAGCCGCTTTTCGTTGTGAAACGATGTTGCCGACATTTCAGGGATGCGAAAAAGCATTCCTTCTGCAATGTTTGTTTGCCGGTCAGCATCCACGACATGAACATGGCGATCAATTTCTGGCAGGATGTAACCATCATCGCACCCGCCAAGGTCTGACGGTAGCGTTGCACATCGTGACCATGTTGCCACCCACTGCCAGAAGTTTTCGACTGCATGTCCTTTCAGCCGCCATTCCTGTGAAGCCGTTGACGTGTCATTTATGAACCACTGCGAAAGCATCTCCTGCTGCCGCATGATGCCAAGAAATTCGCCATGATTGCCAAGTTCCATGTGATCGTTTGGCGATGGCGTTGCGGTTGCGGCCAGCTTGAATGGCGTATCAACAAAGCAATCCATCAGTGCGGTCCTTGTGCGACCGCCAAAGGATTTCAGGATGCTGCTTTCATCCAGAACGATTGCGCCGAATGCCGATGTGTCAAACTTCTGCAACCGCTCATAGTTTGCCACCATCACGCCATTGCCGACTTCGCCGTGGTCCATAACCTTCCGCACATCGCAGGAGATGTTGAATTTCTCAGCCTCGCGGATCATCTGCCCAGCGACGGCAAGCGGCGTTAGGATCAACGATGGCTTGCCGGTGTATTCGAAACATTGCCGCGCGAACTCCAATTCGATGAATGATTTCCCGAGGCCAGTATCGAGGAACGCGGCTGTTTTCCCATTGTTCAAGGCAAATTCAATTGCGGTTTCTTGGTGAACCTTTGCGCGGATGTTTGTGTTCGCCTTGATGATGTTTTGCGCAGATCCGGTTGCGGATCTTGCGTTGATGAATTCTCGGTATTCATGCAAGCTCATACCGCCACCCGATCCGGGTTTGCTGTGATGCGACGACGTGGCGCAGTGCCATCATCGATCGACTTGGAAGTTACGGCCCGTGATTTTTCTCTAACGCGGATCGCATCGAAATCAACGCGGCCATCACGGAATGATTTTGAAAGCTGCGTTGCTGACAGACCAGCAAGACTGCAAGCCATCCTGAAATCACTGCGGCAATCCATGATCCATGCGATTGCCTCTGCCTTTTCGCGGGATGATGGCGCGCCGCCGGTGCCGGTGCTTGCGCTTGCGTCGAGAAATGCTTGCATCACGACGGATTGCCACATTTGCTTCTCTGGCGAAATATTCACGGCCTTTCCTCCCACGGCATAGCTGGCAGCGTGATTACGGCCATTGATGTTTCCGGCGTGACGATGATTCTGGCAACCTTGAACCCGGCCACTGTGTCGCGCTTGATCTCTGGAGCCTCTGCGAAGACTAGGCGATGCCTGTATGCCATTTGCGCCACTGCACCGATGCCGCAGCCGATGCGCGCGGCGGCTTCTTTCATCGTCATGTTAGCATCAGCGCAGGCGGCGTAAAGCGTTCGCGGGTTTCTGGATTGCGTCATTCTATCCTCCGTGTTTGTTAAGTTGACCCTACCACCGCAACATTGCGCGTCAAGCATAAAGTTGGGCGTAATTCAGTTATTCCCCATAAACCTCGCGCATAATCTCTGCGGCCCGCTCTGCTGTGACCGGATCGCGCTTCGGTTCCTCCGGCTTTGGAATAGCCCGCATCCGCTCTGCCTCTCGCGCGCCGCGCAGTTTGGTCATGATTGCAAGGATGTCTCCAGGCGTTGCCTTTATTCTAGGATTGTCGCGGTTGAATTTCCGCATGGCGTAGACGATCTGCTCTTTCGTCCAGTCCTCCAGTTCGTCGCACCACCACGCGAGAACAGCGGATTCTACCTCGGCACCCTCGTTACCGCGCCAGTAATTTGCGGCGACGAAAAATACCTTACACTCAAAAGCTATCGAGGCTCGGTGATCTTGCCGCCCTTGCGGCGAAAGCGATCTGCCGTGCCGTGGCGTCGGAGTTGCCACTGGTCGCAACTCTGGCACGGACAATTCGCGGAGCTGCGTTGTCGCAGTTGACGCGCCATGCTGCATTCCATCCCCGCTCTGTCTTTCTGGACTTGGCGTCTGTGCGCTCTGACCAATAGCCTTGAAAGTCATCAATCAACCCCCTGATTTCTTCATCCGTCAGCCCGCGCGCTGATGCGTGGGCCATTCCTCTGGCGTCTGGCGTCCACCCGTCCTTGATCTTCGATGGCCATGAAGTCTCGTTTTTGGGTTCGCTTATATCTTGTTCAGTTCCAAGGTTAATACTTCCAAGGTTAAAGGGGTCGCATTTTGCAACAGGGGCCTGTTGTATTTTGCGACAGGGGCTGTTGCATTCTGCGACAGGGGTAAGACGCATCGAATACTCAGTGCTGGCCTGCGATCCATCGCCTCGCGTCCTTGCCATTCTCTCAATCAATCCTGCCGCCTCAAGCGCGCTCAGGTGGCGAATTACAGTCGATTTGTCCATTTCGCATTCGCTTGCGAGCGTCTTTAGGCTTGGGAAGCATAGCCCCGTGCTTTCGTTGTGATGATCTGCCAGCCAATAAAGAACGATCTTCGCGGCAGGCTTTAGCCCGCGTTGCCTCATCGCTAACGCTGTCATGTAATGGCTCATGTAGTGCCCTCTTGCGTCCGTGTTTCAAGATTTGCTATGCTGCGGTCAGTCACTCGGCATTCCTCCTGCCTTGATGTGACGGCGCGCCGAAAGTTTGGCGGCATTCGGCGCGCCAACCCATTCTCAATGAATTTTCAGCCCATCGCAACGGATTTTTCACGCGCATCAGCCCGCTTTACACCGCTCATTATCGTCGTGTGGTCACGGTTGAAGTGCCGACCGATGGCCGCGAATGAATGGCCGTTGCGGTGACATGCCAAATATGCCCGCTGTCTTACCGCCGCGATTTCGTACCGCCGCGAATAGCTCATGATCTGCCGAACCGATACGCCGGTCAGCCGCGACACAGCCTCGACAATGAACGCCATGTCTACCTTTCCGTCACTTGACGCGCCATCGGCCATGAATGCCTCCATCGCGGCAATTCTGCGGTTTAGTCGCAGAACCTCTGCTTTCAACGCTGACAGTCTTTCCATGCTATCCATGACCCACACCACCAAAAACAACGCCAACGGCCTCTAGCGCCGCCCCTATCGTCTCTGCGATGGCAGCGCGACCATTCCAGCCGCCGTGCCATTCGACCTGATGCGATGTCAGTTTGCGCGCTGATGGCGGTTTTGACCCGTCCTTGACCTCGATCAGGTAATTGACGCCAAGCCT